TTGCTGGTCAAGCCAGTGCCAGATTAGATACTTATGCCGGCAAGATGGATCAACTTAAAGTAGCCACTGCTAATGCTAGTGAGACTATTGGTAAAGGTCTGTTAGATGCTTTAGGCAAGTTAAGTGGTGATACAACCTTAGTTACATTAACTTCACAAATCGAAGGTTTAGCAGGTGCTGTAGCCAAGTTAGTAAGTGGTATTGGTAGATTCGGCGCTACCTTAATGCCTGGCAACGTAGTTAAAGTTAATGGTGAATGGCGCTTAAAATCAGAAATGTCCAAGTCTAATTTTACCTACGGTTTAGGCTCAGGTGCTGGCGTTGAATTAGCAAAGATACAAGAAAAGAAAAAAATTAAAGAAGCAATTGCATTACGCACGCAAGAAAATAATCAATTAAAGGCTAAAACTGCCGTAGATAAACTTAAAGATCAATTTGATTTAGAGCGCATAGGATTAACTGCAGCTCTTAATGCGGCTACTGATGAAGAAACTAAACTACGCCTAAGATCACAATTAGCAATTTTAGATAATAATGAGGCTTTGGCTAAGAAATATCTTGCTGAATTAGATGCAGCAGCTAAAGCAAAGGCCTTGGCCGATGCGCTGGCTAAAGCAGGATTAGCAGCCGACTTATTTTCAAACTTTGCTATGGGTGCAGTTCAACGTGGTGAATATGCCGATGCTTACAAAAACATTAGCAACGTGCCTAGCCTTAGTGCTGGCGGTGCTAGCTATGTTCCAACCCCAAGTTTTAATATGGGCGCAAACCAACGTGGTGAATACGCACCAGTAACTGTAAACGTGGCTGGATCAGTATTAACCGAGCAAGATTTAACTAACACAATCAATGAAACAATATTAAGAATTAACAAAATGGGCCGTGGTACTACACCTGCAGGCGGTCTATCTGGCGGTACCTAATGGCTGTACCAACAATTAACGCAATAATTAACTTTAGCACTGGGCCTAGCACTGCACAAGCTATGCAATTAGATATTGGCATATTAGGCACAAACGTATTAGCCGATTCTGTATCTGTAATTGTTGATGTATCTAACCAAGTTAATTACGTACAAACTACTACAGGCCGCAACTCATTTACTGACACATTTCAAACAGGCCAACTTACTTTACGTATAGTAGATCAAAATGGAGACTTTAATCCCAGCAACCCGACAGGGCCTTATGCGGGACTGCTTACACCAATGAAAAAAGTGCAGATAACTGCCAATTACAATGGCAACACGTATCCTATTTTTTCGGGTTTTATTACATCTTATGTAAACACTCAGCCAAAGGATGCTACAGAAGTTGCCTATACAACCATACAAGCTGTAGATGCGATGCGACTTGCACAGAATGCACAAATATCTACAGTTGCAGGTGCTAGTGCTGGCAATTTATCGGGCACACGTATCAATCAAATATTAGATGAAATTGACTGGCCAGCATCAATGCGCCAGATAGATGTAGGTCAAACTACGTTACAGGCAGATCCAGGCACACCACGTACTTCTCTAGGTGCGATGCAGACCGTTGCGGACTCAGAATACGGCTCAATATTTGTCGATTTTGACGGGTCGTTTGTATTTAAGGATCGCTTAACTGCCACTGCATCAATAGGTGCGACACCTACAGTTTTTGCCGATGATGGCACAGGCATTACCTATGCCAATGCTATGTGGAAATTGGATGACACCTTAATTTTTAATTCAGCTCAGGTTAGCCGTTCAGGTGGCTTAGTACAGACAGCCAGCAATCAGCCATCTATTGACAAATACTTTATTCACTCATACAACCTACAAGATTTGCTAATGCAGACAGATGCGGTAGCCCTAGATTATGCCCGTGCTTATGTTGCATCTAGAGCTGAGACCACTATCCGATGCGATGCCATCGAACTGGATCTATACACTGCTAATTACAACTCAGGCATTCTTGCTGCCCTAGACCTAGATTTCTTTGATCCGATCACAGTTATTACAACCCAGCCAGGGGGATCTCAGCTAGAGAAAACCTTGCAGATTTTTGGCGTAGCAAACACGATTACACCTAATTCCTTTAGGACAGTGTTTACAACGCTAGAACCTGTCATAGATGGGTTTATACTAGGCAACGTAGATTACGGGGTCTTAGATCAAAACGTACTTTCATACTAAGGAGATAAAATGGCAACCTGGCCAGGCACTACTGGTGATGTAGTTACCAGCACAATGTGGAATGGGCTACCAGCCTTCACAGTACAAACTGCTAAGACAGTTGATTACACAGCTGCTAGTGGTGATCAATACCAACAATTAGTACCAATGAATAAAGCATCTGCTATTGCATTTAAGATACCAACCGATGCAACATATAATTTTGCAGTAGGCACAGTTATTACAGTATTAAATATTGGTGCAGGTACTTGCACAATTAGTGCAGTTACACCTGGTACTACTACAATATTAAGTGCTGGCGCTACAGCTGCTTCTCCAACCCTTGCACAATACAAATCTGCGGTGTGTATTAAAACTGCTGCTAATGCTTGGTATGTAGTTGGAGCTGTTGGTTAATGTTAAATGTAATCACTGGCATTCATAATATTTATACACCACCTGTTGTAACAGTTGATTATTTAGTTGTCGCTGGTGGTGGTGCAGGTGGTTATGTTAGAGGTGGTGGTGGTGGTGCAGGTGGTTTGCGTTGCACAGTTACTGCTACAGGTGGTGGGGGAACTTTAGAAAGTCCTTTTGTTTTAGATTTATCTACAAATTACACAGTTACTGTCGGAGCAGGTGGCGCATCAACTGGCACAACAATTGATACTTTAGCAAATCCAGGTAACAATTCAGTGTTTAACACAGTAACTAGCGCTGGTGGTGGTGCTGCCCGCAATTACTCAAATAATAACAATTCTGGTGGTAATGGCGGATCAGGCGGTGGTGGTCATGGTGGCGACACTTTTAGTGGAGCAGGTGGATCTGGAACTGCTAATCAAGGTTATGGCGGTGGCGCTGGCGCACAAGGTACTTTAAGTGGCGCTGGTGGTGGCGGTGGTGGCGCTAATGTTGTTGGTGGTAATGGATCATCAGGCGGTGGTAATGCTGGCGATGGTGGTAATGGTGTTGCAACTTCAATAACAGGATCATCAGTTACTTATGGCGGCGGTGGCGGCGGTGGTAAAGATTCTCGTGGATCAGGCGGAAGTGGTGGAGCAGCAGGAACTGGTGGCGGCGGCGCAGGTAACAATGGTAATGGATTTGCTGGCACCGCAAATACTGGTGGCGGTGGCGGTGGCGGTGGACATAATGGATCTATTGCTGGCGAAGGTGGTAATGGTGGATCTGGTGTTGTAATTTTAAGATATACAACTGCTAGAACAATTAGTATCGGTGCAGGATTAACCGGATCAACAGCTACATCTGGTGGATATAACATTACAACAATTACTGCTGGCACAGGAAATGTGAGTTGGGCATAATGGCACATTACGCATTTTTAGATAATAATAATGTTGTTACCGAAGTTATAACAGGTATTGATGAAACAGAAACTATTGAAGGTTTAAATACCGAAACTTGGTATGCAAACTTTAGAGGACAAGTATGTAAACGCACATCTTATAATGGCAACATACGCAAAAATTATGCAGGTATTGGTTATACATACGATGAAGTTAGAGATGCTTTTATAGCTCCTGAACCTGAAAACGCTACAGGATTTGATGAAGAAACTTGCCGATGGATAGTGCCAGCCTTTGATGCAACCTAAACTATGCGCTGCTGGAGTTCAGTTGAGAGATCAAGTTGATACGTGGTTTCCAGATAGGCGTACTGCCAGTGATGGGTGGGTGGGCGATAGCCGTCATGCCTCCAGAAAAACCTCAGATCATAATCCAGACAGCTTTGGGTGGGTCAGAGCAATTGATATTGATGCTGGGCTGGAGCCATCCGATGGGCTCGCACCTTATCTGGCTGACCAGATCAGAATTGCAGCCAAGTCGGATCCACGCATATCATACGTCATCTATAACGGGCGAATATGCTCGAAGATATTAAATTGGAAATGGCGTAAGTACAAAGGTATTAACCCGCATAAAAAACATTTGCATTGTAGCTTTACAAAACTAGGCGATCTCGATGGAAAACCATTCGACATCCCATTACTAGGGGGCAAAATATGAATATGAAAAATCCATACGTACTAACACTAGGTGCATTTTTATCAGCCTGGGCAGCATCCAATTTCGCAGCTGACTATCGCTCTATTCTTTGGGCATTACTAGCTGGTGTCTTTGGGTATGCAACTCCTAAAAAATGACCCTGCAAGACTGGGCATCTGTTGGCGCTGGCGGTATCGCCGTGCTATCAGGCGTGCTAATAGGATTACGTTTTCTAGTTAGAGGCTGGCTTAATGAGTTACGCCCTAATGGTGGCTCTAGTATGAAGGATCAATTAACACGATTAGAAAAGCGTGTCGATGATCTCTTTATTTTAATTAGTAAGTCATAATTTTAATATGGCTAGCACTCGTAAACGAAAGAAGATTAACAGGCGTGTGGTACGTAAATCACCAGACCCTTTATCTAAGCTAGAGGTGTTTTATATTGCTAAGCATGAGATGTTCAAAGCTGCACGCAAGGCTGGATTTTCAGAATCTGTATGTCTGTATTTAATGGATAGTCCATCATCTATGCCCGATTGGGTAGTAGGCGACAATGGCATCATCCCAACTATCCCTACTCCAGATGAGGATGAAGATTAAGCGCATAGCGTT